CACATCATTTAATTCCTTTGCTGCCTTTACTAACGCCGATTTTTTGATTTCTGCCATTTTTATTTCCTCCTTTTATTTTCTTGGTTTTATTATTTTCCTTTCTACTATATGTTATACAACAGACTCCAAAATTAGTTCCACCCTTTTGTGAAATTATTTGAAAAAACTTTCTAAAAATGCCCGACCTGCTGCTAAATCCTGTAATACATATACTTCCCGATCGTTGGAAAATTCCCCTTCTCGCACTACAATTTCATTTATGCGCATTATTCCTAATGACTTTTCCCTCCCTTCCGAATCTTGATTAAGTCCATATTGCGCTGTTACATGACTTAGCTTTCTTTTATCCTCACTGAAATTAGAAAGCGTGAGCCTGTCCTTTTTGTAACTGGCAGCATCCGCTTGGGTGGCAGTAACAACCAGTGCATGTCTTTCTTGAGATAATGCACGTAACGCCTTCCATACATGGTCTTGCCGATGCCTGAATTCACTGACTTTTCCATCATCGGCGGAGATTAGGTCTGCATAATCCACAACAACAACATCCGGCACAAACCCGTCCTGCCTTTCCCAACCATCCAGCACACGTCGTATTTCTGCAACTGTTAGTATTCCTGCTGGGTACGTGATTAATCTGAACCGGCGCTTATATTTTTTGAAAAAACGCACCACATTCCTTTTTGCATGGCGTGCTGTAAGAGGACGGCATTCTTTTATCTTTTTGAGCCAGACGGATCCTTTCCGTTCTTGGCAGTTGTGGCTATCACATGGTTCGTAGTCTGGGTATTCTTCGTATTTTTCTTTAAGTATGTTGCTGTTTATATACCTTTTTTCCTCTTTATGAAACATATCTAAGCCGACGTTAAATATCCCATGATCACAGTTCCTGTCCTCTCTATTGCAAATATCAAGCTGATTGAGTACGCAGTCACCTACTGGGCGAAAGCGCTCTTTACAATATCTGTCTTTATCCGACTTTTGAGCAATATAAATACATATCCGCCTTAACACCTGCGCCTCAGTCATGTCTCCTGCCTCAAAGTATGCTACATTTGCCTTTTGACGAATTGCCCGTAAAGCAATTTCCATGAGCATAAAACTTTTCCCTCGTTTCTCCGGGGCCAGCAATGTAAAAAATGCGCCTCTCACAAGTTGATCATTCCAAAGAGTCCCTAGCGCACCGGGATAAGTAACAACCGGACTATATGATGTTATGAAAGCCCTGTCTATAGCATCTAACGCATCTTTAGTAGACAGGTCTAGTCCCAGTTCTGCATCCTCCAGAATTGTCGGTTGGTAGGACACTGCAAGTTGTTCCGCCTCTTCAATTCTGCCAGCATCTTTGAGTGCCTGNACTTCCCGGCTGTGTTTATCTAAGTCCTGTGCTTTAAAATATTCCACAGTCTTGTCATACAGATAAGCCGAGTTAAATTTAGAGCCTCTGCCATATTCATCACTCAAATCTGTTAGTAGTGCCTCTATATACTGTGCATCAGCTTTAGACATACCCCTTTTAAGCGCGTCCATATATAGACTTTCAATATCATTGTCAGGTGCTTTTTTATATTCTTGAAAATACTGCATACACCAATCAGCAACTTGTTTTAACTCCGGTGATTCTAAAAACGCTGGATTCCAAAGCTTTTGCACTCGCTGAAGGTAATCTGTACTAACAATCATACCGGTGATAATACGTCGTTCAATAAATTCTTGATCATCCTTCAAAAACCCCTCTCCCCCTTTTTCTTATCTACGCATTTTAAGCCAAAAAACATATATGCATGTACATTTTACTATAAATACACATGTTACTTGCTATACGGCGCAATTATACGTGTTAAAAAACGAATTACAATATATTTACAGGGTGAAAAAACAAAAAAATATTTTTACCCCTTTATATAAGATTTCCCTGTCAGGGGATCTCTCTCTTTATTATCCTTTTCAGCCTCGTCTCTGCGATACTGTGTAAATAGTGCATGAGATATATTAAACATTTGCAAATTAAAATTCTTTAGCCATGTACTATTATCAATCCATGCTATATATCGGGCTACTATATCAATCGGACCCGGCAATAACTTTTGCAATTCTGGAGTAATATACTTCTCTTGCTGTTTAGATATTTGGATGTGTAAATCTACAAGTGTCTGTGCAAGTTCATTTTTATCTACATCACGGTCAAATAATCCTTCGGCCGGTAAATAGCAATCACGATAGAAGAATGTGGTGAGATCTTTATTTCTAAAATATCTGCGAATAACACGTTCCGGACGATATGGTTTTTTATTTTTGAAAGTATGTCCGGAACGTTTCATGGCTTCTTCTAATTTAATAAATTTATTACGCATGCTAATCCCACTCTCGATGACCGGTACATATTGTTTGCCTATATTATCTTCATACCAATCCAACGCCTCTTTTATTCGAGAGTGGGAGACTTTGTCTATTTCGTTTAACTTTCTAATCTCATTTGCCCAGCTATTAATTTTGGATGGTGTGATATTTATATTTTTATTTAGACATATTATACGTGCTAGTTTTTCTGCAAATGGCAGAAACTCTATTGTTCTCTCTTGGATTGTTTGTTTATCATTTGTCGTTGAACTGGTAATATTATTATTATATTTGTTTTCCTTATTTATGGGTTCCTTAATGTCCGATCGAATTCGCCCCCACTTGTCCGATCGAATTCGATCCCACTTGTCCGTCGAAGATGCGCCTATAGGGGGCATGAATGTATCGAGCAGTCTTTCCAGATCTACATAATAATATTCTTTTGCAGGGGTTCCTTTTCTTTTGGTTTGTAATACATCCAACTTTTTTAGTTCTTTTTTACACTTCTTAATTTCATATTCTGTCATGCCTGTTTGTTCCATTTGGGTTTTATGTGTTAAGAAGAATTCCCCATCCTCTGTCAGCATGTTTCTTTTTAAAAAGTAATCGAATTTATCCAATAAATTGCAGATAAATACTGCCATAGTAGGACCTGTTTTTTGTAGCATTTCTTTATTGATTGTTAGATAGGCGCTGCCCTTGTAGATCTCTAGTGCCGTCATTGCTTTTTGGGTTAAGAATTGTTGATTTTGTTCATGTTTTTCTGTTTTTTCCACGTTCTCATTCCTTCCCCATACATTTTGTTACTTATTTATGAACAGTCTTTTTCCCCTTTTTCCTCTGAATTTCTATGTGTTGATCTATGATTTTTATTATTTGATGCATCCCATGGACAGCGCCACCGGCTTCTATCATTTGTTCCTCCTTATACTCTTTTAGCAAATCACGCATATCTTTTGCCTCATTATATTCTTTTGCTTTCTTTTTCCATTTTTCTAGTTGTTTTTTGTATTCTTTGAAACTGTCTTCTTTTATGTCCGCCAATACAGATAGGATATTTTCTTTTTTATTTGTATATTTTGTTCTTTTCCTCATTGTTCTTTTCCTCCTTGTTCTTTCCAGTTTTTCTGTTCTTTTTCTAATTCGTAAAGCACATGCTGCAACTTATTTAAGTTTTCTGGCCGGGGTTCACAAACCTCCCTTTCCCAAAGTTGAAAAGACACAACCGAAACTCCTACCATTTTAGCCAATTCAATCTGAGATAATCCCAATGCCTTTCTGCGTCTTTTTAATGTTTTTAACATGCTAAAAACTCCTCCTTTGTAATGTTTTGACAAGATGATCGGCGTCATCTTGTTCCATATCACCCGGGTCGCTTTCTATTTTTTCGATAAAAACAGTTTTGCCCAGGGCTTTTAATTTTATGGATAATTTTCTTGCTTGTTCTTGTGCTTGTTTCTCATTGTCAAAGATGATGAAGAACCTTTCATGTGCCTTTGCCAATTCTAAAACTTGTTCCATTTTAAAACTTGTTCCAAAAGTAGCAACTGAACAAGGCCCCAGCCGCCAAACATCAAAAACACCTTCCACCACGATTAATGCATTATATTTGCACCACCTTTGTTGTTTACTATATAAGATATTTTTGTGGTGGAGGGTTTCTCGCTGCATAGGACATGCCAAATATTTCCGGTCACTTTTCCCTGTTATATCTCTTGTTTGGAAACTCACCATTTTCCCATTCCAGTAAATAGGAATAATCAGCCTATTGCTGTAAGAGATTTGATCTAGGAAACTGACCGGACCTGTTTGTTTCACCTTCCATATCCTTTCAATCTTCGCAGGGTTATATTTTCTGCCCGTCAGGTACATCTTTCCGAATTTGTTTATACCGGCATATGGATGAGGAAACCTAGTTGGGTATATTCTTATTCTAGGTTCTTCTCTCTTCCTAATTATCCCTGCAGTGCCTGCATATTGTTTTAACAGGTGCTTGGTGTATGCTTCTGGTTTGTTCAGCACCCGTGACAATACAGCGCTTGTACGCCGCCCACCACACCGCCAGCAATGACTGGTTGCCGGTTGCTGTATGTTTATGCCCAAGTGGTAGTCTCTAGAACCCGTGCAGAATGGGCAGTGGATGTTCACCCATCCATCCGTGCAATGAGGATGCCCTTCTGCAGCATATTCAATTCCATGGTCTTGCAATAATCTCGTTATGCCCAAAATCCACAACCCCTTTATTTATTATACAACTGAGGCCAAAATTACTTCCTTTATACGTCCGGACAGTTCAACGCGCTTTTAATTTCTTTAAATGTTTTCCATATTTTGGACTTTCCCCAGCCTTGTTCTCGTAATGTTTTGGCGATTATGCCTCTGGCCTGCCTGGGTTTGTCCGTGTCTATGTAGATCTCTCCGTTGTTCACCATATGGCAAATCACCTGTGCTTCTGGTGATAAGCTTTCAAATAACTCTTGCCAGTATTCTTCAGAGATAACAATATGTTCGGGATTCCATTCTTCTCTACCTTGGAGTAGTTCTTCCATAGCTTCCCCATCGCTTAATAGTTCTTCTTTATTCCTGCTATACGCCTTTAATATGTTGTTGATTCTGTTCTTTGTTACATTCCATACAAAGGTAGTTTTCTTGCTTTTGTTAGGATCATAACTGGGCAATGCCTCTAAGTAAGCAAGACATGCTTCGGAGTACAGGTCCTCGTATTCAAGACCTGTACTCCTAACATACGACCACACCACCTTGCGAATAATATTCATATCTTCTGTCATTATTTATACCTCCTTGTAGCTTTCCATCAATGTGGTCAGCATGTTTTTCTCTTCAACTTCTTTTCCGTCTAGCACTGCATCTAATACGGCACGTTTGTCATCTAGCATCTGTGCAATTTTGTATTCGATTGAGTTTTCTGCCAGTAGGTAATACACATTTACTGTGTCTTTTTGACCGATTCTGTGACATCTATCTTCCGCCTGCACCAATTCCCCGGGCGCCCATGGAAGTTCTAAAAATGCTACAGAAGATGCCGCTGTAAGCGTCAATCCTGTACCTGCTGCCTGTATATTCCCTACAAACAATTTAATTTCTGGGTTGTTTTGGAAACTTTCAACGGCTTTGTTTCGTTGTTCCGCTGAGCAAGAACCGTCTACACACACCGCTGTGTCTTTGAATTCCGTCATTAGTTTTTCAATAATGGTTTTATGTGTGGCAAATACCACCAATTTACTATCCCCATTCCCGCTTGTGATAAAGTCGTTGATCCATTTAAGCGCCATCTTTGTTTTTCCTTTTACCGCTAGTTGCTTCAAAGCTTCGATTTTCACTAGATGCTCTGCTCTTTTTGCTTTTTCTGCTTCTTTCTCTCCTTTGATTTTCTTTAGATACTTAATGAAATTACCTTCCGCTCTGGCATATTCCTTTTTATTTGTTATTTCCATCGGCACGTAGGAATAAACTTTTGCGGGAAGTTCCGGAAGAACCTCGGCTTTTTTGCGCCGAATCATAAAAGAATCGGTGAGGATTTTAAATAGTTTTTCTTTGTTGGTGGCTCCGGAGTAGTCCCACCCAAACCCATTATGATGTGCTCCGCAAAATTCATGAACGAATTTGAACCAATTTGGGAATACATTTTTATTGACGATTTGTGCTATGTTGAATACTTCAATTGGTCGGTTCACCAAAGGCGTTCCGGTAATTGCTATTGTATAGGGAATGCCTTTTGCCAATTTCTTTGTCGCTTTTGTTCGTTGCGTTTTATTATTTTTAATGAAATGTGCTTCGTCAAAGATCAATACTTCCGGTTTGAGCTTTTTTAATTCGTTCACCCAATGGGTAAGAATATCGTAATTGATTATGATGATGTCTCCGTCCTCTTTACTTAAAGGGCGGATTGCTTTCCCTTGTAGAATTTGGACTTTGGGATTCCCCGGTAAAGTTTCCTTAACTTCTTTTGCCCAATTTAACTTTAGGTGCGCTGGACAAAGAATAATTGCGGGGCGTTTTTCTGGGTGAAGTCCCAACCATGCCAACGCCTGGATGGTCTTCCCTAATCCCATCTCATCCCCCAACAACGCCCTTCCATTTTTCTTTTCGATGTATTCTACGCCTTCTTTTTGATATGGGTAGAGTGTTTTTTTCAAGCCAATTTTGTCAATATTTTTTATTTTTGCTTTTTTCGGTTCCACTTTTTTCTCCGCAGGTTTGTTTTCTGGTAGGGTTTTATCATAAACAATATCGAATCCTTCATTTTTCAATTTTTCGATAGATTCTACGCAGGTGTCTGCTACCCAATATTTTCCTCTGGAGTTGTCTTGGAACTTTCTTCCAGGGAGGCTTTTGATTAAGGCAAGCACATCCCAATCGAAGCTGAACCATAACTCCATCTTTTTTCCTATGATAACGGCTTTGTTTTTCTTCTTTTCTTTTTTTGGTCTTTCAATTTTGATGTCTATGTCCTTACTGTTTTCTTTGAAAAGTTCTTCTGTATTAATTCCTCCTGTTTTTAGTTGTTCTTTATATTTTTTTAACATTTTTAACGCCGCACGTGTTTGTTTCTCTGTCCAATTTTCTTGAGCGGCTAAAGATTTTCCAAATCCAGAATCCGCTTTGTTGTACCCTTGTCCATCTTCACTATTGGCACCGTCACAACGGTTTGCCAAAAACTGCACTGCTTCTTGAACTTCTTCTACCTTCACCATTTCATTTTCCTCCTTTTATTTTTTCTACCGTAACCTGCCTCATCAGAGNGGGTAGGTTAATCCCCGCTGACCGCCTTTCGGCGGTTTCGGCTTTCTTTTCTTATTCATCCCATCTTTTTGTGTCGCAGAAAACAACTATTTCATCTGTTTGTATGTTGTGGTGAATATCCACGCCCGCCCATTTGTAATAATTCCATTCATGACAAAACCCGTTCCTTTCTATTTCTTCTTTGTAGATGTTAGGTTTTTCCCAAACCTCATAATAATCCTCTTCTTCACATTCTCTCCACAGTTTTAAAACTCGGTCTTTCATTTTATCTTCCTCCTTTAGTTTTGTTTAACCTGCCTCATCAGAGCGGGTAGGTTAATCCCCGCTGACCGCCTTTCGGCGGTTTCGGCTATAATATTTTGAATCCTTTGCTCTGGATGTGCTTTCCTATTTTCGGATTGGAGTAATTACCACCTGTGAGAGTAGCTTTAATTTTGTCACCTTTTATTAGGTGGCACATCTGCGGATCATCATATCCAGGAGAAACATGAGCTGTTACCATTTCTCCTGTAAATTTGTTTGAAAGCGTATATCGGTAGATTTTATTTTTTCCGATAGTAACACCGACGTGCTCCACTAACCAAATGTCTGTCATTTTTGTTTTCCTCCTTTTTTTTGACCTGCCTTCATCAGAGCGGGTAGGTTAATCCCCGCTGACCGCCTTTCGGTGGTTTCGGCTTTGTTTGTTATTTTTAAAGGCTGGTGTCTCCCTTCACGCTCCCCTGCTGGTTCGGTTTGTCCTACCTTATCCCCGGAATTGCACCGGGCTTCCCGACCTCGTCAGGCTCTTGGCGTGTGTCCCGCTGGCCTTGGTTTTATCGGCTCCCGCCGCTCCCTTTTTGGAGGAAGTGTTTCTGTATTTGGTTTTCAAGGTTCTGTACTCCTTACTCTCTAATAATATTATAAACAATAACAACAACAAAAGCAACCCCTTTTTGGAGAAATATTAAGAAATTCTTAAAATATTTTAAAATATTTTTAAAAATGACTTTTGATCTCTTGCAATATTACCAACTAATTAGTTAGAATAATAATAGTAATACCAACTAAATACCAACCATGGCTGTGAATATGCCGGCCGTAGGAGTGGATTAATATTGTCTAATTTTAATATGCAAACGCACAGGCACAAACTTCGAGAACAGTCAAAAAAGAAAAAAGAAAAAAGACTGTCTTGTAAAAATGAATTCGATATGAGGGATCTAACTCCCCACAACGCAATAAATCTAATCATCAACCCTGATTCCTCTATTAAATACCGTTAAATTTTATTTGGTCTCATTTCAACCTCCTTTTTTTTTATACATGGCCGCATTCTCCTAAAAAAAGA